CCAGATTGGCCAGCAAACATGGTAACCTTGCCCAGCGGGATGCCTCGCTTGAAGTCGCCGCTGATAGCGTAATTTAATGCATAGTTACCGCTGTGGATCCAAGTCTTTGGATCGTGGAATCCCACACTGAGGCTTGGGATAGCTTTGGTGATGTCCTTACGGAATTTTGATAGATCATATGGTTTCATGAGATTCTCCTGTGAGCGCTAGAGCAGACGGGATTGATTGCTCAACCCCGCCTTGCTAACTGTGTGATGTTAGGACTGTCCGCCCATCTTGCGAGCACGGATAGCTGCCAAGATGTCGTCTGGTGAACTCATCTTTGGTTTATCAAGTGCGGGTGCTGCCTTTGGAGCATCTGGAGTGAATGGCACGTCGTCATCAGCTGGTGCTGCCTTAGGAGCAGCACGTTCCATGATGCTAGCCGCTGTAACTGGTTTTGTCACAGGTGCTGCAGGAGCAGCTGCTGCATCATCGCTGTTGCCAGCAAACGCATCCATGCGCATGCCGTTTGGACGATAGAACTGCCCCCAACGATCTGCATCATAGAGATCCTCGTTCACTGACGCTTCAAACATCTCCATGATTGCTGCGAGATGAGCATCATCTGGCTTCTTTGGAAGGAAGCTGTTGAGCGTGAACAGGCCGTTCTTTTCAATAGCACTCATCTCATCCTCACTGAGTGCACGTTCCTTCATAGACCAAGATGAGCTGCTATAATTGGCATAGCCACCTTTAGTTGTCTTGCTAAGGTAAAAATCACGTCCATGTGCGTAATCAGTAGGGCTATTCTCAAGGTCCTGACGCATAAGGATTGCCTTAATAGCATCAAACACGCTAGGATTGATGATAAATCTCCGGATTGGATTTTCCGGTGTTTGATCATCCTTGTTAGGATTCTGCGTGACAAAACCCTGGAACACATAGCTCTTCTTCCGCCAGTACTTGCGAGCCATATCTTCCAAAGTAGGATCCTTCCACCATGGACGTGTTTCGGCTGCGATGGGGCAGCTGCCTGGCTTCCACATGTCCATGCAAGGAACTTGCACTTCAACTGGACGAGCATCATTTTGCCCCTTGACTCCAGGGAATGGAATCTTGATGATGAGTCGTTCCACCCAGAAGAAGTCGTTGGTGTCGTCGCCGTCCGGGAGAAACCTGAGAGTGGCAGTGGAGCCCTCTGGGTTGTTCCAGAATGGATAGATTGAGTTATCGCCGGTAAATGCGCCGCCCTTGGAGCGGTCTTTGCGAGCCTGTTGCTCGAGTAGCTTAGCTTGGATAGCTTTAAGATCTAATCCCATGATAATGTGCCTCCTATGTGTGCTTTCATGTGCCTAATTGTGCTATAGACAGCTAGCAACGTGATATTGCTAACTGACAGTGTATTTATGCCGCAAGCTTTGTCAAGAGTCAATATAGGAGAGGATTAAACCAGGCCGGCAAGCTCTTCCAAACGCAGGATTTCCAAATCCATAGAGTCGTCTTGGGGTTCTGGTGCTGATATCTGGTAACCATTGCTGATAAGATATCTTGCTGCAGCTTCCAGCGAACTCATCGCATCGCTATTATCCTGCTGGCAGCCGCATGTCTCAGCTAGCCTGTTGCGCAGATCTATCACCTGCTCAGCCGGACTTGACATGGTCCTATTGGCCAGATTAGCAATGCCAGTGGCATAACCCTTGCTTCCGCTGAGTCGCTTGCTTTCCTTAGCCAGCTGTTCCAAAGCTTTCTTAACGTGCAAGCTCATGTCATCGTGTTTGCCACGCATGAGCTTGTTGGCTTTCTTGAGCTTGATGTAATCTTCGCTCATCTTTAGGATAGCCTTGGCTGTCTGATCGTTGAAACGACCTTCGTTGGCTAGATGCCGTGCCATAGCCCTTGCACCAGCTATGTGCGGATGCGGATAGTTAAAGCGTTCACCCAGCTTGGTTTCAATGAAGATGTTCTTGATATGGCGCCAACGGCTGCCCTTCTTTTCCTCGTTGACAGGATCAGTGTGGCGTATGATCAGCTTGCTGTTACCAATCTGCTGGTAGCTGCTCTTGGTGCTACCATATGGCTTGCTGATGTCTCGGCTTTCTTGTATGTTGTTCACAGCGTCCTCTCGGGGATCAATGTCATGATCAAACTTGTACCAGTTGACGCTGAGATTCTCACGATCGCCGATATTATTCTGCAGGCTGTCCTTGATCTTGACCACCGTGTTGAAATCTTGATCATCAGCTAGATCGGGCGTCTTAATGTCCATATGGCTGTTTGTATCCTCATCATGCAAACTGATAAGGATGTTGAAACTGTCTAGGTTTGGATCATGGCTAGGTATGGTTGCAAAGAAGCGAGTAGCTTCATGCGGATCCATGGTCTTGTCGCCACCTTTTTCAAACATCTGCAAGCGATATCCTCTGCCTCGCAGTATGCCAAAGATCTTGTCGCCTATGATGTCCCAGTTGTGATTCATGATGCTATATTTAGTTTAATATCCAAAGCTGATTGGCATGGGTTCGTCTATTTGCTCAATGAATTCGTCTTTCATGAGGTTACCTATGCTTTCATCCCAGCGAGTGACCATCTGCATCATGCGCACACACAATATAGTAGCCATCACAGCATCATCATTTTCGCCAGTCTTGCCTTCAAAACTGTTACCTTTAGCAACAAAGAACTTTAGCTGACGTACCAGTGTCTTGCTGCGCAACCCTAGCTTGTTGCTTTCTATCAGGCTCTTCATCTTGGTACATGCCATAGCCTTGCTGCGCACGTTGGTGTTTAAGCCTCTGCGCAATCTCGACACGCCCTTGACCTTGGGTTCGTGCAGCCAGATTGCATTGAAGCTTTCTTCGCCCATCTCATCTATGGTTACTATTGCAGCTTCACCCCAGCTGTTGTTTTCCAAAGTGAAATATATCTCTGGTTCGCCCCGCTGTTCGCTGTTCTTGCGCATCTCGCTGTGTATGAAGTTGATGATGCTCTGCATGGTCTTGACCTGCTGAGGTATGCTGGTGCGATTGTGAGTCCACTCTGCTACCTGCACCATGTCTGGCAAGCTGAACACTTGTATGCAGCTGAAATCCTTGCCCACACCAGCACTGGGATCCAATGCTACCAGATATGTCTTATTGGGCTTTATCTGTTCATACCATCGTGTTTGGCCAGTCTTGTAAAGTGGTTCAACGCCCTGCAGTTGTAACAGCGTGGCTGCATTTATCAAGGTCTCGTCAGCGGTTATGAATTCGCAGCCATATTCGCGGCGGAAGCGATCTATGCTGATCTTAGCACGTTCTCTGTCTGCCCAAACTTCGTCTCGACCTGGAACTTCGCTATAGTGTGCAGTGAATGCTGCGAACCCGTTTACTCCAAGCCCATCTGGTGTGTCGTTGCCATAATCATCAACAGTCTTGTTAGCACCAAACCATATCTCGGCAAACTTATCTTCATCGCTGTTTGGTGTGCTGGTGATGATACACTTACCACCAGTTGCTAGAGTAGGACTCATAGCAGTCCAAAATTCTTCTGCGATACGCGGCTTCACGAACGCAAACTCATCCAAATACAGTAGCGAGATACTCATGCCGCGTCCGCTATCTGGTGTAGTTGTAGTAGCTTTGATGCGAGAACCGTTATCAAACTTGATGTCTTGCACGTTGTAAGTAGCCACGCCTGCACGCAACCAATCTGGCAATTCTTCGTAGGCAAACTTCACGCGATCCATGATTTCATTAGCAGCACGGAACTTGTTAGCAGCAATAAGCACTGTAACATCATCGTTGAACATGGCATACCACAGGAGATAACCTGCTGCAGTGGTCGTCTTGCCGCTTTGACGAGGTAGCAGTGCTACTACCGAAGTGTTCTTCCAATAGCAGTGAACCAAACGCTTTTGATATTCGTATGCTTCAAAAGGCATGCGACCTTTCGTTGGATGTTGTATCTTCATGTAATTTTCCATGAAGTACAATGGATCCTTAGCACAGCGTGCTATCTCTCGTATCTGGTGAGCTGTGTATGCAGTCTTCTTGTTAGCCTGCTTTACCAGCTGGAAATCTATGTCAGTTTTTGCCATGTTTCACTCAAGCAAACAGCGGCATTATGCCGCTGTTACTTATGGTTATTTTTGATAAACCGCTCAATTCATCACGTCTTGGCGACCAATATGGCTCAGAGGACTGCGGCTACCGTCTGTGACAGGCTCTTCGTTGCTGAAGGGATCCTTGTCAAACTTGTCACGGCTATTAGCTGTGAGCGGGCTCTGCGAGTTACCATTTGCTGTGGTCACGCCTGCTGCATCTGATTCAGCCTCTATGAGATAGCTAGTGTATTCTTCATTGAGCACGTTGAACAAGCTATCAGCGCGTGCTTCTTGTTCCGCCATCAGCGTGTTATCACCGATCTTACCAAAGCGCTGGTTAATGTGACGACCTTGATAGACATAATCCTTTACCTCGAGCGGTTCACCAGCTTCTGGATGCTCGTCATGTCCGTAATCATGATCTGCATTTTCCATAGCAACTTCTTCGCAGGTGCAAGCGCTCTCTGGGTTTCCGCAGTGCGGGCAAGTTGGTTCTGCCATCACTCCATATGGCATTCCTGCCTTAGGCTCAGCTACTACAACTTCTGCAGGTGCGCTGCTACGACCAATGCCGCTCATAGCAAGCAGGCGCTCCAGTGTTTCAAAATCTTCGTCAGTTGCAGTCACTGTCATGCTCTTGTGGCTGCCGTTGTCGTCTATGTTCTGCGTCATCACGATATTCATGCTTTCACGCAGCTGCTTCTGGCTTTCGTTGTAAGCATAAACGTATCCAACTTCGCTTGGACCATTGTTGGTAGCTCCGATCGGAGTGAAAGGAATTGGACCAAGCGGTGCATCTTCTTCCATGCTGGCTGACCAGCATTCTTCCATGCCGTGCACCGGGCAATATTCGCCCTCTGCAGTCATGTTGCACTCGCTCTCTTCCATTTCTTCGTTCATCTCATCATATTCTATGTCCTTGGTAACACGACGACCTGCACGTTCTGCCTTGTCGTCTTCGCTACCACGGCGATGTCCGTGTATATGGTCCTTATGGCGTTCGTCGTATTCAATGTCGTGGGCAACCTTGCGACCTGCCTTCTCGGCCCGATCATCACGAGTGACGTCAGATTCCTCATTCATCTCATCCCATTCAATGTCCTTGGTAACTTCGCGACCAGCACGTTCTGCCTTGTCGTCTTCGCTACCGCGCTTGTGACCATGTATGTGATCTTTGTGACGCTCGTCGTATTCAATGTCGTGAGATACCTTACGACCTGCTTTCTCAGCACGTTCGTCACGATCATGATCTGATTCTTCGTCCATCATCTCACCGCGGCTGTCTTCCATCTGTATGGTGCCCTGATAGCCAACGCATTCTTCCATGCCATGCACTGGGCACATCTCGCCTTCAGCCGTCATGTTGCATTCTTCTGCTTCGTATACGCTGTCTCTGCGTCCCAAGGACTCAATAGCCCTAAGCTTGCCTAATATGCTATGGAAATCCATGGTTTAACCCTTCCTTACGAATTCTGGTTTGTCTGGAGCCCTTGGTGCTCCCATGTTCACTCTTTTACCGTCGCGGTCCTTGTAGAACCTATAGATGATCTGCGCACCGTCGTCAAAGTTACCTTCTGGACCTAGACCACTGCGAGGTGTGGGATGTGCCGGATCTTTGCTAGATGGCTTATATACTGGCTTTGGTGTATCATACCCAGCATTGAAATCTGCCATGTCCTGCACTGGTTCACGAGGAGCTACCTTGTTCATCTCCAGCCAGCTGAACAGCGGCTGGCTAGAATCAACTTCATCGCTAGGACGAGTAGACTTAACTCCTGCAAGATAATCCAAGAAACGCTTGTTATAGGCATCACCATATATGTCTGTCACTATCGGCTGTTCAATGTCTTGATAAAGACGATCGGTGCTAAGCCTGCCAAACGATGTGAGATCTTTGTCCTTGGCAATGGTCTGGAAACCACGATCACTCATGTAATCGCCTACATATTCTTCAACCGGTTCTGTAGCAGTACGCACAACGATGTTCTTTTCAGGAACGTTTAGAACACCACGCAGGCCTTCCATCGTGATGTAGCTGCTCAATGGCATGGTGGTTACGAAATTGATCTGCCATACCTGCACGTTTGCTTGATCAACAAAATCCAGCTTGTTATCCTTAAGCCAAATTGGCTGTGTCATTTCTACCAGACCAAACTGGCTGAGATAAAGCTCTGCTGCATCCAGCTGTTCATCGCTAGGTTCTGCTGCTAGCTTGATAACATACCCGTATTCTCTGGTGCTTTCAGCGAGATATTCTCTGAACGACTTCATGGCCATAGATGCTCCAAATGTGACTGTTATTTAGTGTCGTTATCAATTTCGCTCAGCTGTTTCAACAGCTCATTGCGATCCATCAGCGTGGCTTTCACATCAAGAGGGTCGCTGTCAGGCGATTTGGTCGTGCGATCCAGCTTGAGTTTGTCCAGCTGTAGCTTCAGCATCTTTAGCTTCTTGTCAACTTTGGCATTCTTGGCATCTACCGCAATCTTAAGCATCTGGCTGCTGCTGCTGAAGATCTCACCAGCATGTCGTATTTCCACGTTCATGCCAAGATCCTGCAGGTCCTGATGTGCTTTGATTGCCATATCGGCCAATTCATCCATCTCACGATCGTGGAGGTCCTTACCTCTTACTTCGCTTAGCTGTCTATCAATGTCATCAGCCAATGCTAGCGCTGCTTGTATGTCAGCGTCATCAGGGGCTGTATCGTCTGGTTCTGGCACGCTCTGTATTTCAAAGGTATCTTCCAGCGTCTTGAATCTGTTGGACATCAGCGTTTCCTCTTGACCTTTGGTTTAGTGATATATATGTCACTTTCCGTGAGGATCCTAAAGGTCATGCCATTCTTCTTGCAGTAGCTCATTGCAGCTGCCCATTTAGCAGTGTTGAGAATCAAGCTCACCTTGTCACGCTTGCTCTTTGCATTTTCAACTATGGCTTCTTTGGCAGGTTTTACTTCTACTATCTCTGCCCTGCGCTTGCCGTTCTTGTCTTGATAGAGAACCATGAAGTCCGGTACGTATTGGCTTGGTTTACCCGTGAGGGGATTGATGTAGGGTATGCGTATGCTTTCACTGGCCCATTGCAGAACGCTGGGATGAGTATCAAGGAAGTTCATCACGGTCAATTCCCAGCTGCTGCGGAATACTACTTCCTGCTTGCCTATGAGTTTGGCTGGATTTTTAGGAACAAAACGCCCCTGGCTGTACTTGGTCATGTTGATTTACTTATGTTTCTCGTAGAATGTAATCTAATTCAGGAACAACATCTTTCAGCTGTGTATTTCGCCGCATGTCAAGAACATCATTTAGGGCTACGAACTTCTTGCACCAGTCATCGGTGTTTATAACCGCTGGCAATTTCAGATGATTTGTAATGTGCTGCAGTTTGTCGCGAGCAGCATGAGAATTGTATGTTGATATCAATCTTTCTTTGTATTCTGTGGGAAGATTCCTAGCATCTAGCGCCTCTGGTACGCGCAAAAATATTGGATTGATCCATATGCCAAACTCGTCGGCTAAATCCAAGATATCCGTGTAGGCGTGCGCATTGTAGACGCTGATGACACTCACTAGGTTAAATTTGATGTGATCAAACTTTTTTGCTAAATCAGACATCAATCTTAGATTTTGATAGATTGTGTTCCACTGACTATCTGAACGAATGTAATCATTGAGATCACCAACACCGTCAACGCTGCACCCGATGTTCACTTTCTTCATAGCACTCATCAATTCTATCAACTCGTCGCATACAGCAACAGTCATGTTTGAATTGATGAACAATACAAGTTTATCCAAAGCACCATGTTTCTTGATTTGATTCAATGCTTCCAATATCTCTTCCTGATGCAACAATGGTTCACCGCCCATGAACTGCAAACGTGTGATTGTTTTTGCTTGCGAAGGGCTGAGTTCCCATTTTGAACTGAGCAATCCAACCGATTCCTCTCCAAGTGCTACAGCATCTGGAATCCATTTCGTTGACCGTTCCTGGTTACACGATCTGCATTTGATGTTGCACACATTGCTTAGATTCACTTCTTCGCTACGCAACTGTGGCGGCAAATTGAAATCTACGTCTAATAGTTTGGCAATCTCAAATCCATATGTTCTATGGCTTCTGCCCTTAGTAGTTTCGTTGCGTATGCATTTTTGGCATCTCTCATGCGGTTGGTTATCTATAAAAGACTGCCTAAGAGAGGACATGAAGTTGCCGTGAAAGAAATCCTCACGACTGTAGCGTTTTACAGCACCTCCCCATACACAACATGGGTTGACACCGCCATCGGTTAATATATTCTGATGAAACCAAGGCCAAGCACAAAAAGGAGTCTCATGCATCTTCTGCATCCAGTGCAGCAGCTAGGCTTGGAATACAATCTTGCAACCTAGTACCTCTGCGATGATCAAGGAACTCGTTGTATTTGTGGAACTGATCACGCCAATCTGATGTTTTCACGGTAGGATCAGATGAAAGATGGGATATTATAGGTTCCAGTTTTCTTTTATATCGAGAACTGGATTTATACATGTCTAGCAGCTGTTTCTTGTATTGATGGGGTAGATTTCTAGCATTGAGATGTTCAGGGATACGAAGCAATATGGGATTGACCCACGTATCAAATTCTCTGGCTAAATCCAATATTTCTATGTATGAATGAGCATTGTAAACACTGTAGAGGCATGCTATGTTGAAAAGAATATGAGCATGCGATCGGCTTAATTCTCTGATTTGAGTTAGATTAGAAACTACATCTTCCCAATTTGTATCAGATCTTATGTATTCATTTTGCACACCTATGCCATCAATGCTGCAGCCAATACCTACTTTTTTCATGCCCATCATCAGTGTCATTAACTCATCTGACAGAGATACTGTGATGTTAGAATTGATGAAAAGTGTGAGATTATGTAGATTGTCCTGCTCCTTTACGGTTCGCAATATGTCTACTATTTGATCTTGGTGCAACAATGGTTCTCCGCCCAAGAACTGCAAACGTTTGATCTCCTTGGCCCTATCTGAACTAAGTTCCCAACCAGATTCCAAGACTTTTACTGCAGTTTCACCTAAAGCAACTGCATCTGGTATCCATTTTGTTGACCTGTGTTGATTACAAGATCTACACTTGACATTACAAACGTTGCTGAGATTTACCTCTTGGCTTTGTAGACTGGGATTGGATTCAAAATCTATCCCTAGAAGCTTAGCCATATCAAAACTGAAAGTTCTCTGGCTAGCTCCTTTGATTTTTTCATTTGTTATGCACTTGTGACAAGATTCGCCAGGCTGCTGAGCTATAAAAGATCGTCTTAGATCTTCTAACCATTCACCCTCAAAGAAGCTGCTATGATCATAGCTAGGAATGCCTGGTCCCCACTGCGAACAGGGGTTAACACCGCCGTCGGTCAGCACATGTTGATGGAACCACGGCCATGCACAGAATGGACCGCTTTGCACGTTTTATCTCACGAATGCAGCAGCTATAGTAGGGCCAAGCGTGGGGTTTTTCGTCCATACCGGAAACGGATTGATACCCACGTATCCAAGCTGACTAGTTGGTAGGCGAATGCTGTTTATGGTAGCCATGAAGTCGTTCATGAGCACACCTTTTTGGAATAGATTGCCCACAGGCTCGCCTGTCTGACCAGAATAGTATGTGGCCATGTTAGCCAATACCTGTATCAGCTCGTCTGGCACACCCGGACCACCAAAGACACCAAGTGCCAGTTGATAGGCATTGGTACTCATGTTGGTTACGTATCTGGCCGGAGAATTAGACAACGCATAATTGGTGTAATCATTGCTAGACGGCAATGGTACACCTTTGGAATTGGCCCACTGATATGCACCACCCTGTTGCGTGCCCTGCAGTTGTCCGCTTTGAGTGGCTAATTGTTTTTGTATGTTGCTTTGGATGATATCTTTAGGACCGCTCATTAGTATACCTCGCCATCTAAATTTTCATTCTGATAAGGATATGCAACAGGAGGTGGCTCATTGTCGCTGGGATCGCCGCCGTATATACCGGGGTCATCAAGATAACCAAATCCGCTTACGGTATTATTGCTCAATGCTGCTGCTGTTGACAGATTAACTCCGAATTCAGGATCGGGAGCTGGCTGATAGTATGATTGATCATATCCAGTAAACACTCCGTATTGATCGTATGCGGGATTGCCAATTTCCAACGTCAAGCTCACTTGACCTTGTTGCACTCTGCGACGAGCGTACTCTATCTGCTGACGCTGTGTGAGATAGCGAGGGCCGTCTGGTCCATAATTGGAATTGAGCTGGTTATGATAACTGATGCGCAGGCTTGGTATCTGTTGTCCAGGAACTATGGTTGGTTGGGCATTCAGCTGAGCTGCATCATCTGGCACACCCGGACGATAACTCACTGTGCCGGTCACTGGGTCGTAGCTGCTGGAATAGTTTGCACCAACGGTTGTTAACACTCTTCCACCACCAAAATTGAAGGCTCCAAATGTGCCTAGCAGGTTATAAATGCCTGATCCAGTTACCTGAGTGAACTCCGTAGCCTCGTCAAACTGCACGTATTGTGGTATGTTAGGTAGCTGACCTTGTGGCAAGCCAGTCAATCCATAATTTTCTGGTATCGGGAAATTGCTTGGATTACCGCCGATAGTTGTTGCGCCGTCTCTTGGAGGAGTACCTGGTCCATACACAACGTCTGATGCAGCAGATGCGCTGACATATGATACTTGTCCTGCCGGCACGTTAAGATCAGTGCCAGGTTGGTATTTGTTTGAAGAAGCTATTATGGCTGTGTAATTTGCACCAGATACACCTGCAGCCGGCGGTGCAGCTGCTATAGGACTGGTTATGTTTGGTCGATCAGCAAAGATGCTTGGTTGATAATCCACTCCGCTAAGATTAGTTGGCCCCTGTGCCGTCGGTATTGGTGCCGGAGTGTAACTTGGCTCGATGTACGGAGAAGCAAAGAGTCCAAATTGTTCTGCCAGCTCTACGGTCAATGTTCCGGCATTATACTGAAGAGTTTCATATGTCAGCGTCATGCGAAAATCTTCAAGATCGCTGCTGCTGGTGTCGTGGTTTCCAAAATCAATGCTGCTTACTTTGGGATTCAAATATGTCGTAAGCGTATATTCGCTGCCGTAAAGTGCATAGATGTTTAACGCCGTAAAGAATTGTATTTGATTGACCAGCGGGCGCAATCCCCAGCCAGTGCTGTCATCAAAGGTTGGATCAACCACGCTGGTTCCCATGGTAGCAGCAGATTTATATCGTGCATCGCCAAAATAATAATTGAAATACTCAACCCACATTGTTAAAGGGGCGTTGTCTACCGTGTCATATATGGAGATGCTCACAGGCTTGTATTCTGTTTTAGTATAAGCATATCTCTTGCGATTATATTGGTTCAACTCACGTTGTTGTAGATCAATGTTAGGCTTGTCAATGGTCCTGATCTTGAAACTAACACCGCCTTGCCAGTTGCTGATCTTGTTTAGATTGCTAAACATGCTCAAAGCTTCTGGACTAACCTGGAAGTTGGCATAGAACATGTACTTGACCCTGGGGATCTGGTACATGGTTTGGCCAGGACTGTTGGCTCCAAAGAATACCGAAGCATAGGAGGTATTTTTCAATATGGTTGCCATGCAGATATTTAGCCATGAAAAAGCCGCTGGTTTTTAGGCCAGCGGCTTGTTGATTAACCGTTTAGATTAACCGATTTGTGGTCCGAATCCAGTCTGTACAGGATCAGTTGTCATGATGTCCGGATCCTGTGTAGCGTTGTCATAACGTATTGTCAACGTGATCATCATTGATTCACTGTTGCTGTAATCAAACGTATCATAAGCTACTGTTTCTAGGTAGCAACCTTCCAGATACCAGTTTTCAAGCACACCGTCATTGGAACCATCAAGGGTTTCAATCTGCGTGTTGAACTTGTAGTTGATACCAGATAGGAATGATGTCTGGTTAAAGTGGTTCATCTGCTTCTGCAGCTGATAAGCAACCAAGGTGCTCACGCTGCTGCTGACGTCATCGCGTACAGTAATTTCAATGGTTTGCCATTCTGGCTTTTGTGCCACGTACATGATGTTGTTGTAGCTGTGTATTGGCGTGCTATTGTGCTGAATGCTAGGACGACCAGCTGTAGCCACCTGCACTGTGAGCTGCGTGGCTGCTCCTGGAGGTCCAAAACTCTGCATGCTCACACGGAATCGATACTTCAGCTTTGGCATTAGAATGCCGTTGCCGCTAACGCCCGGAACTATCGGAACGCCAAACTGGCTGAGTGTTGGGGTGAAGGCCATGTCCTAATCTCCTGTCTTGCAATAGTATTTATGCCTGACCGAGATTGATAATCTTAGGGGTTACAGCTTGCGCGATTTTGGAATCTTGCTGTCAGCACTGCTGACACAGGCGCTGCTGATACATGGCATCGGACTGTCAAAAAGCTTGAATCCTGTTTCTATATAACCCAGAGGTTTGTCACTGCAGCTGTAACTACGTTTGATAGCACCGTCGGGCTCTCGGATGATGATGCTGCGATACCCGCTCTCGCAGTCCCAGCCCTTGAAATTGTTGAAGTTGAACGCATTGAAACGTTCAGCTTGATCCATATACCATTTTTGTCCAGTATCATCTTCAAATTCCACCTGCATGATCTGCGGTACAGATGCATCATCCCCGTTATCGATGCTCATCCTCTGCATGCTCATCTTTGGCTTTGGTCGTTTCACCTTGCTCTTAACTGTTGTGAAATCGCGCTGCGGCATGCCATTATGCAGTGTAGCTAACTGTTCTGCAGTATAACCATCAACTACCTTGCTAGCAGTAGGGTCGCTCTGCGGTTTCAAAGTCACGTTTATCCCGCGGCTTAAGAAGTATTCTGCCTCAGCATAGAGCGTATCAAACCATTCTGGTACCATCACAGTGTTTACGGTAACCTGCACATCGCGCTCTTGAAGGAACAC